AATTCAGTTGGACGCAATTATATAGAAGCAATCAGTGCTAAGGATGCGTTGGAATTCGTTGGTGGAAGTGGAATTCTACTTGCTGGTGAAATTGATATCAGTGGCCAAAAGAAAGAAATTAACATTATTAATGTTGGTGTTACTGGTATTAACGGTCGTACTGGTGATATTAAAAGTTATGATGTCATAACATCTCTTAGTGGATCAACTGCTGGCATTGGTCTTGCTGTTCAAGCAAATTTAGTTCCATTATATCCTATAGAAGCTGCGCCTACTACTCCAACAGGTAACTTTGTCGTTGGACACGCAGAAGAGGGAACTGCTGCTATTGGTACATTCGGTGGTATAATTAGTAACATTTATAATGTTCCCCAAATAATCGTAAATAAATTTGGACACGTCACAGCAGCTACAAGTATTCCTGTAGATTTTGCAAGTATTCTTCCTAACGGTTTTACTGAAGCGGTAGAAGATATTGCATATGTTGGTATAACATCTGCTGGATTTAATCCAAGTTATGCTGGCATTTCTTTTCAGTATGTCGATAATGGCAATGGAAGAGGAACACTCTTTGGATTGAATACTGGTGTTCGTTCACTAGGAATTGAAGGTGGAACCCTGGGTCTTTCTGGTGCAGTAAAACTTCAAACAGGTAATAATGGCATTGCACTTTCGATGGCGTCATCCAACAGAATACTAATTTCTAACAGTGCTCCATACTATAGAACAATTACAGCAACTAAAGCAACTGATTATAATGAGAATGGTGGTATCTATGATGGTGGTTATACTGGACCTGGAGATTTTCAACTTGTAAATGCTGACAGTTATCAAGAAACACTAAGAATGTATGCTGGTAGGGGTATTGGTATTTCTGCTGGTCAATTTGATCTTCAAGATGGTATAATGATCTGGAACAGTGGATTAAATACACTCACTGCACTAGACGATAACGGATTTATAGTCGGAACGGGTGGACTTTCTGGAAATGCCGAACTTCAAGCAGGAGCAAATATTACTCTTGCAAGAAATGGTAATAAAATTATAATTAATTCTTCTGGTGGTAGTTCTACTGGTGCTGTTAGCTATCTAAAGGCTGATTATGCTAGAGATCAAGATTTATCAGATAATAATGCACAATATGACGGAACTGTTGGTGTAACTGGTGCTATTGAATTTATAGGAAGAGATGGTCTAATCACAAGACAGACGATCGAACCCCAAAGTGACGGCAATCCAGGAACGAGAGATGGTCAACTTTTTGTTGGTCTTTCCAGCAAGGTATATCTTCCAGCAAAACAGTTCCAAAGTTTGGCAGCAGGCGATGCACCACATGTTGATCCTGATGATGCTACAGGATATGCTGTTTTGGGATTACCAAGAACAAGAGAAACCCGTGGTAACTTGGACTTGCCAAAAGATAATTATGAACTTCCTGGAACTCAGTTTAATTATTTAAAGACAGATTCAATTGAGGGTGGTCTTACTGGAGCAATGAATTATCCCGCCCCCAGCATATTTAACGCAGATTTTAGCGCCAACCCTAACGTTGATGAAAACCTATCTGTTCCAGGAAAAATTCTTATTCTTGTATCAAGAGAAGGTCAGTTGGTCCGACCAAATGGCACTACCATTGCTGCAACTGGCAGACCACAAGCAGAAGTTAGACTTTTAGGATGGCCTAATCCAGAAAATATGGGTGGTTATATCGACAACACATGGACTGGTGTTGAGAATGCTGGACCAGTTGGTCAGTGTCCTGACCCTGGATGTGTTGGATTCCCTCCCGTACTTCCTTCTTGCGCTGTACAAAATGACGTTGGTGGTTTTGATGCAGTTCCAGCATACATTACTGACGCAACAAGCAATAAACCAACAATTGTTGCAAATGGTAATTTTGTTGCTAAAGACTCCATGTATGTTGCCGAGGATATTTGGTTGGTTGGAAATATTCTTGATGCGAAAACTGGATGTCTATACACAAATCCTGGTGGTGTCGGTAATGGATTCAATGGATATCTTGTTGGTAATCTAACAGTTACGGGTGATGTCAGTGGTAGTCCAAGTCCGCAGGGAAACATATATGTACATGGATCAGAAGCATATTTCAATGTAAACAATTTTGCAATTGAAGACAATTTAATTAAGATCGGTGGAGTTTCTGGTGGAGCTCCACTGAATGGAACTACTGAGACTCTGGGGCATAGAGAAAGTGATCGTGGAATCATATTCTATACAAATATGGCAACTCCTCCACTTTCTGTTAACGATGGTTTTGACTCTACAAATGTGACTAATAAAAAGACATTTGTTGGTATAGATCGCGATCAAGGAGTGTTTAGATTAATTTCAGATGCTACAATTGCAACAGATGGCAATGACATAGAAACAGTGTCGGGTACTCCTCTTAGCATAATTGCAGGAGATCTCAATAATGTTGGTGTTACTGGTAATCCGATAACTGGAAGAATATACCTAAAGGGAAGAAATGTTGCTAATCAACCCGTAACTTCTTTGAATGCATACGGTCATTTACAAATCACTGCTTCAAACAATTCTGGTGCACAATCAGTATTTACTTTAGGTACTTCTTCTCAATTGGATATGGGAGCAAATTCTATTGTAAAAACTGCTTCTGGTACAGTAGAATTTTTACACGGTGTGACTTTTGGTGTTGGTGGTTCGCCAACAACAGTAGGAAGTGATACAGGATCAGCATCAAATAACTTACAATTTACTTGGAGACAAACGGGTTCACCTGGTCAAAGAGTTGTAAATCTTAGAAATCTTGGAGATAGCTCGAAGACACAATTGGTTGATGTTGGTAGATATACCACATCCACATCACCAAGTGGTGTTGACTTAAGTGCTCTTGGGTCAAATGCCGTTCAAAATGCCCCACAGCAAGTTCTATGGAATAAAACTCTATCTGATGGAACAATTATAGACTGTGGTACATACTAGTATAAATACTTTATAATATGAATCCTATATTGAAAATAAAAAGAAATGTAAATACATTTCCAACTGGGTTGACCCCTGGTGAATTGGCAGTAGATTTAGGTATCAAGAAATTATATGTTGCTAACACTTCAGCAGTTCCTATTCCTATATCTGCTCAAGTAAGTTCTGATGTAACTCTGGGTGGAAATAACGCAAGTCATGATGTTATTTCCACCCAGAATGCAATTAAAACATATATTGACAATACTTTAGTAAATAATCCACCGCCGACTGTACCGCCAAAAGAAACTCTTTTGGCAAGATTTACTGGTCAACAGTTAGCATCAAATGTTCCACTTACTCTTACAAATCAGTTTGAATTATACAACACACCAGTAATAACTCAAACTGATAATATGGGAATTGAATTTGAGGATCCAACTGATCCTGTATTTGGTGGTTTTTTTCAAACAACAAAAACCTCAATGACTCTAAATGTAAATTATAGAGTTTATTTGTCTTCTGTAGATACAAATGTTATTGGAATAGAAGGACAAAATTTAGGAACATTTAGATTGGTTGGTTTGAGATTGATCAATAAAAGTAATTCAACTGCTAACTACTATGGAATTCAGACCGTTTTGCCAGCAATAGGAAGTGAAAATGTTGGAGGACTTCAGGGATTGCCTACGTTAATCAACGGAAATGCTACTATTGTTTTGCCAAAATATACAAGCACAGCAAAATGGGGAATACAATTGGTATATCAAGTAAGATCAAATGATTCAACTTTATTTATGGGTAATCTTTTTGATAATGTTGCAGATCCTCTTGTATCTAATGGTTACGGTGTTAGAATAGAAATGATAAAGTTAGGAGAAGTGCAATAATGGCAAGTCCTATAATTAAAATAAAAAGAGGAACTGGAAAACCACCCAATTATAACTTAAATGGAAATATTCAGACTGGTCTTACTGCTGGTGAGATGGGTGTAAATTTAAACACTACAGGTGGTGGATATGTTTTATATATTGGTGGTACTGGAGGTAATGCAATAACATTTGGAGCAGAATTAGATTCAAATTCAAATCTTGGAACAAGTGATGTAAAAATTCCAACTCAGAAAGCAGTCAGGGATTATATTTCAACATATGTTCCATCGTCTTCTTCGACGGAAGTTGTTTCTTATTATAACAACGCAGTGCAAGCAATTGCTGCCAACACAGAAGCTTTAGTTTCATTTCAAACACAAGAATTTGCAAGTCCTTCTGCTGGAATTAGTGGATTAGCATTTAACAGCAATACTTTTCAGTATAGTGGATCTGGTACAATATACTTATTAGTTTCTTATCAGATAACTTGGCAACAATTTACTAGCAGTCAATCTTATAATAGTAGAAATATAGTTCGTTCTTCTTGGATTCAGAAAACCTACAGTGGTTCTGTTGCTGCCGATAATGTATATGGATTTTCTACAATACTTCTTCCACCTCTTTTATCTACTGCTGCTGGATCTATTTCTGGAACACAAACCGCCACTGCACTTATATCTCTGACATCAGGACAATCTTTTTCAATTAGAGCAAAAAATCATGGAACAATTAATTCTGCTATTTTAAATAATGCCACAGTAAACAATACTGGAGGTAATCCTGTAGTTAATTTTAACAGAGCATGTAGAGTTCAAGTTATTAAGGTATAATTATGAATCTTAAAATATACAAACTTTATGAAGATGCAACATATCCAGAATATGGAACATCACAGGCAGCGTGTTTTGATATATGTGCTTATATTTCATATCAAAAAATAATCAAGGCATATTCCAAGAATAATGCTCATTATGAAATTATAGCAGCACAGGATCACGAAAATAAAAATTACATTGATATTCCCGCTGAGTGGAGAGTATTGATTCCTACTGGTTTAATACTTGATATTCCTCAAAACCATTCTGTCAGAGTTTATCCACGATCTGGTCTTTCCAGCAAGAAGGGATTGAATCTCATTAATTGTGTTGGTATAATTGACGCTGACTATGTTGAGGAAATATTTATTCCTCTCTATAATAATTCACAAGAAAGACTTAGAATTTATAACAGTGAAAGAATTGCTCAGGCAGAGATGATTTACAATCAACGACCAATACTTGAATACATATATGAAAGACCCGAGCAAAAAGGTGACAGAACTGGTGGATTTGGTTCCACAGGTGTATAATGAACAATAAAATTGAAGAGGTTATTAACTTCCTTAAAAAGTTTGCTGGTACTGACGCAATTCCAATTATCGGTGGCGATAATTGGAATGAAATGAATAAACAATTCACAAAGAATGAAATCAAGCAGGGATTTGCAGAATATGTTTCTCGCGAAAGTGTTTTGTTTCCTTTTCGTGATGTGAAGAAGCATGATGTCGAAAAGAAGTTTCGCGAACTTCGATGCACTCCATACAGTGAATTCATAATGTCTGATGCTGGTGAAGTGGTTGAGAAATATAAAGATTACAAATATCCATATTCAAAGTATGGTAATTTTGTAATTGCCTATGGTCATTATTTTAATGATATCAGTAATTATTTTCAACAAAGAAATCGATATGATTGTGGATCACATGGGTTTGTTTCTCCGAATGAGTATTGGTATTCGTCAGATCTGTTGGAGAGAATGAATTGGACATTCTGGAGAATGGAGAATCGTGGAATCAATCATGATAAGATTCGTGGTTCTTTTAGACTTGGTGCATATGTTGCAACACAATTCAAGCCACAGGTAGCAAAGACAATATATGATTTTTCCTTTGCAAAGATCAATTCAACCACAAAAACAGTGTTGGATTTTAGCATGGGCTGGGGCGATAGACTCGCTGGATTTTACGCTTCCTCTGCTTTAAGTTACATGGGGATTGACCCAAACGCAAATGTTTTTCGTGTATATAAAGACCAATGTATTGCATATGAGATGTTGATCAGTGGAGAGAAACCACTCATCAAGGAATTTCAAATTGAAGTAAACAATGTTATTTTTGATGCATTCAGATGCACTGGTGCATCTGGTAAGGAAGTAGTTGCATATAATGCACCAGCAGAGGATATTCTTCATATCATCAAACAAAATCGATATGATTGTATCTTCACATCTCCGCCATATTTTGCAACTGAACTTTATGACGAGGGTGGAGATGATTGGAAGCAATCATGGTTTAGATACTCAAATTATGATATTTGGTGGGATAAGTTCTATAAGCCAGTGATCAGTGCTTGCTATGAATCGCTTTCCAGTAATGGTGTCATGATGATTAATATCATGGATCCATTTGTTCATAACAAACGATATAAGACATGCGATCAGATGGTAGAGCATATCAAGAGTCTTGGTGGTTCTTTTGATGGTCAGATTGGAATGAGAATTAAGCAACGACCAAAGAATATAAACTCTGCCGATTTAAAGAAATATCTAGTAACTACTTTCATTGAAAACATTTGGTGTTTTTCAAAGAATGGTTTTGACTTTACATATAAACCTGCTACACTTGAATCTTTGTTTGGTGAATAAATAAATGTATGCAATTGAAAACTAGAAATAACTTTGTAGATTTGATCAACAAAAAATCTCTAAAAAAAGGAATTGAGATTGGAGTACAAAATGGAAATTTTTCTGATGTTTTGTTGCGATCAACTTTACAAAAATTATATTTAGTGGACTGTTGGGATTATCAACCACAGGGATATGTCGATGGTGCTAATGTGGATCAAAATAGGCAAAATTTAATTTATAATAATATTAAAATCAAATATCAAAATAATAAACGAGTAAATATTATAAAAGATTTTAGTATTAATGCATCTTCGTTATTTCCTGATAATTATTTTGATTTTGTTTATATAGACGCTAATCATAGTTTTGAGGCAGTTATGCAAGACCTACAATCTTGGTATCCTAAAGTTAAACTTAATGGAGTTATTGCAGGTCATGATTATCTTGATGATTTTGCATCATATACGAAATTTGGAGTTAAGTCGGCAGTAGATAAATTTTTTCAATTGAAACATAAAAAAGTTATGTCAACTATGCAAGATGTACCTTATATTTCTTGGTATTGTTTTAAATAAAGAAAGTAGATATTATGACTCGCGAAGAACTCTTTAAAACACATGAAGAAATGTGTAAATATGCACTTGATCTAATGAGAAAGAAGAATGCAGATTATGCTGGTAGCGATGGAGTAAATCCATTTGCAAATTTCAAACGCGCTGAAGCACTTGGTATATGCACAACAGAGCAAGCATTTCTTGTACGAATGACAGATAAAATGTCTCGTCTTTCTTCCTTTTCTGCAAAAGGAAAATTAGTTGTTGAGGATGAAAGTGTTTATGACACTTTGATTGATATGATCAATTACTCTGTTTTGCTTGCTGCTTATCTTAAATCAAAATGAAAATCACAAAATACAATATATCAAATTCACTTGATATCGAAATACCAAATAAGAAACGCAAGTGGATGGATGATACGCATAATGCTTTTGCTTATCGTTGTCTTCCCTTAACCGTAGCAAATGGATTTGGATGGACTGTAATCAATCCATACAAATTTGTTGTTATGTGGAATGGTGGCAGAGAAGTAAAAGATGTACAGGTTCATGTTACCAATCAGAAAAGTAAACCAATTGTCCAATCACACTTTGGATCTGGTGTTATTACGTTTAATCTTGGGTTTTTAATACAGACAGAATCAAAGCATAATCTATATGTGAAAGGTCCAGCAAACAATCCAAAGAGAGGAATAAGTCCACTTGAGGGTGTTGTTGAAACCGATTGGTTGCCATTTACATTCACGATGAATTGGAAAATAACTGAAGAAAATTATCCAATTATATTTGATGAAGGTGAACCAATCTGTACATTTTTTCCATTTGAGAGAGGATATATGGAACAATGGCAACCAGAGATTCAAGAACTAAAAGATAATCCTGAACTTCATAAAAAGTTCACCGAATGGTCTGAGTCTAGAAGAAATTATAATTCCACTCTTGCTACAAATGGAAACAAAGGAGAGCGAGATTATCTTCGTGGACAATATAAAAATGGTGAAAAGTTTGATGACCATCAAAGTTTCATAAAAGCAAATGACTTTACAAAGGTCGTTCCTCCTGTTATAATAGAACCCCCGTGCTATGATAACTGTTGTCTGGAAAATGAACAATGAAATTTTACACAAATGTTTTTTATGATTTTCAGTCTATGCTTTATACTGAAATTCAACCAGATGGGTCGCGAAAATATCTGTCGCAGCAATTTACACCATCTGTATATTTGCCATCAAAAACAAAGACAGATTATAAATCAATCACTGGCGAGTATCTTGCGGAGATGAGATTCGACTCTTATGATTCATACAAGGAATTTATAAAGAGTTATTCTGCTGTCAAAAACTTTGATATTCATGGTGATATTCAATCAGAATATCAATTCATTCATGAAAAATATGGCAGTGATCTTTCCTATGACTTTTCGAAGATCGATATCATGTATATCGATATCGAGACACAATCCGAAGCAGGATGGCCTCAGATTGAGAATCCACAGGAGAAAATCAATGTCATAACTGTTTTTTCTACACGCACTGGAAAAGCAACATTCTGTCTTGGTAAGTTTAAGACAAACCAGGATGTGCGAGTATTTGAGTTCACTGATGAAGAAGAACTTCTCAAGACATTTGTGGAATATTTTTCAGCAAATTATCCAGATGTTGTGTCTGGGTGGAATATTCGTTTCTTCGACTTTCCATACCTTATCAATCGAATCAAGAAACTATTTGGATTTAAATTTGCCAAGAAGTTATCTCCATGGAATAAGATTAAAGAACGATATGTAACTCGACATACAGGTAAGGAAGAAATTTGCTATGATCTAATTGGTATAGCAATGCTTGATTACTATGAGGTTTATCAAACATTTACATATGTCAATCAGGAATCATATGCGTTAAATCATATTGCATATGTTGAACTTGGTGAGCGTAAACTTTCGTATTCTGAATATAGCAACATCACTGAGTTTTATCGCAAGGACTTTCAGAAGTTTGTTGAGTATAACATTCGAGATGTTGAACTTGTGCAGAAACTAGAAGAGAAACTTAAACTAATCGAACTGGCAATTGCTCTTGCATATTCGGCAGGAGTAAATTTCAGTGATGTGTTCTCACAGGTACGAACATGGGATGTGATCATCTATAAGTATCTTTATGATCGTGGTATTGTTATTCCCCCAAAGCGCAAAGGCAGAAAGGATGAACAATATGCTGGTGCGTATGTCAAGGAACCAGTGCCAGGAAAATACAACTGGGTGATGAGTTTTGACTTGAATTCTCTATACCCACATCTTATCATGCAGTACAATATCTCACCCGAGACATTGACAGAAGATGGTCTTCGCGGAGTTGTTTCACCAGAAGGAATTCTCAAGGCAGGGGTTGTATCTATGACGCAACTTGAACATAATAAGAAAAAGAATCTATCTACTGCTGCGAACGGGACTACCTATCGTAAAGATGTTCGTGGATTTCTTCCTGAACTTATGGATAAGATGTATAAAGATCGTAAAATGTTCAAGAAGAAAATGATTGAGTCAGAAAAACATCTTGAGCAAATCAATGCGGAAATGAAACGCAGGGGATTGACAAAGTAAAGATATATGGTATAATGCGCGTATGGAAAGCAGGAATGTAATTGACCACTACCACTACTGGAAGCATGAAGCGATCATCGCAGACCTTGATGCAAAACGGAATAATTTTACCGTTGTTTGTAGCAATCTGTATAACGACTTCAATATTGCTACGGTTATTCGTAATGCAAATGCGTTCCTTGCTAAGAAGGTAGTGCTATATGGTGCAAAGCAGTACGACCGTCGTGGTACTGTTGGAACGCACCATTACACTCACTTCAAGCATACCAAGTCTCTATCTGAACTTGATGATGAGATCAAGTCTATTAGAGATACAAATACCGATGTAAAAATCATTGGTATTGATAACATTCCTGGGGCAAGTCCAATCAATTCTTATATGTGGGATTCATCTATTCATTATATTCTTGTTTTTGGACAAGAACAGGTTGGACTGCCCCAGGAAATGCTTGACATCTGCGACGACATACTGTATATTAAGCAGTATGGATCTGTTCGTTCACTAAATGTAGGCACTGCAAGTGGAATTGCAATGTACTCCCTCGTATCAAACACAGTAGGATAAACTATGAGTAGAAAAACACCACACCGTAAATTTGGTCGTCGTAGAAAGTTGGGTTCAAAGAAACGACGAGCTCGTAAGTTAGCGCGATGATGAGATGTTACCCCGTGGTGAAACGGTATCACAGGAGCCTTTGGAGCTCTTTTTCCTAGTTCGAATCTAGGCGGGGTAGTTAGGGGATTGTGGCGAAACTGGCGAAACGCAAGGCACTTAAAATGCCTCACATAAGAAACATTGTGGGTTCGAATCCCACCAATCCCACTTACGGCG